AGAATTTGAGCTGCGATACCACGAGTCGTATTGATCTCTACAGTCATCGAAGATTGTTCGAAGATACTCCAGTGTTGATGCTGAATACAATACTTGAGCAGTCCAGAGAACTTTTCATTCTCTTGATTAGCAGGATTACTCACCCTTGCACAGTAAGCCATATGCTTCTCTGCATCAGGAGTAACACTAATAAGTTTTACTTCTGGTTTCATATACTCAAAATCAATCGGGGTATCCATCATCATCTCCATCGTAAAATACTTCGTCGTAGTCTGAAACGTAAGGTGCTATTTCTTCATAACTTGGTTTATAAGCATCAACATCAGAATAAATCTCTGACTTTAGACACTCAACCAGAGACTCAAGGTTTCTCACAATTAATTTGAGTTTTTCTCTGTCCATTTTTATAAACTCTAACGATTGTATTATAGACAAAAAAAGGAGGGTAGTCAACCCTCCAAAAAGACTATTGTAAAATCCTCCGACATTCTCTCTTGCATGTTGTCTGGTCATCATCGCATTCAATCAGGCAGTTGTAGTAATCATTAATGAGATCAGATTCCTCTATGCTCCTTTCTAAAGTTTTTCCCAATCTCGTAACACTTTGGTTCCATCCTGCTAATTGATTGTGTGAAATAAGATTATGCATAATAACCCCCAAGGATAATTTAATTCATAATGAAGTTCGAATTTTGGTACAATTTTCTCACCTCTTAATTCTATCACTATCTAGCTAAATTACAACAAATTCTTTACAAAAATTTATGCCTACTAGTTTATACCTATAAAAAAAGGGAGACTAATCTCCCTCAAAATTAAAAAGTTTTTCAAACCACTCATCCAAATGAATGAGATAACACGACCAATATTTACAACCCCTATATGTTAATTGATAACATGCGGGAGGTCTGTTATCCTTGTCCATATCATCATTATGATATGTGTAGTTTTCCATTACTTATTCAGTAATAGAACTTCTGCATAAATTAAAAAGATGAATGCTGTTGATGCTCCAGTAATTGCAGCAATTGTAGCAATCATTTGTGCCCTTCCTTTACATACTTAACACCACGATAGGTTTCGTTGTATTGTTGGGGTTGTTGCATCATTTGCTGCTGATACTCCAGACGCTTCTGAGTATCATATTCGATGCCACGATATACGACTTTAGACATTAGGTTTTCTCCTTAAGTGTTTAGGTTAAAGAGCGTTCCTTCAGTCGGCGTTTGCGTTCGCTATTTGAGAATAGCGAATGAACGATCCGTTCCGCGTCGGCTTACTTCCGTCCCATAGGGATGAACGTGAGGTCATTATAGACCTATTGGACTATATATGCAAATTCTTTTGTAAAATGTGATACAAAATTTAAATGATTTCGTTTTCTTTAAAATATTGCAAAGTTTCTTTCATACCACCAACATGTTTAAACCCAATGTTAATTTGTGGGTATTCAGCCTTTGGACCAAACTCTTCTTCAAATCCCCTTTGAGTAAAGTGTTGATTCAGTTTATATTCCAAGAACTCTCCACCAAGAGATTTAAGGAGCATTGCTATACGCTCACACTCTTGACTTCCATTAGAATAAATTACTACTGTTTCAGTCACGTTGCCTCCAGTCATCAGGTCTATCTTCATTAAACCAATCTACAATCTCATCGGCACTTCCAAATCCAGTGCGATGATTTGATGGGTCAGGATCACCTAATCCCATTATATTCATAAAGTCATCAAGACTACCTTCTACCATATCTGGGTTGGCAGCACGGTGTCTTGCTTTTTTAAGCATCTCTCTTGCAGAAGTATTTGCCTTAGCAAGTTTTTCTGCCCAAATCATATCTTCCAATTTAACATCTTCACCAGTTACAATACACTTACAAATAAACTCCAAACGGAGTCTGTATTGGGTTGAGAGCATGTTAGTTACGCAATTTTGCTTCTAGATCGTTGAGTTTACTAAACTCATTGTATGCCGTTTCTGATCGATCACAGATGACGCTCAAGATATCATTTATAATTACTTGATTATCAACATAATCATCTAAGTATTTTTCAATGGCTTCTTTTAGATATCTATATCTATGCCATTCTTGTGAATAAGGTTTGTACATGATAAAAAAATATATGATTAGATCATATTACTATTTACTATAGTTGTCAACTATTCAATAGCTTCGGAATCAATACCATATTTATTTACAAGTTTTTCGATAGCAGTTTCTTTACCTGATAGTTTTTGAACTTGATATAAGGAAGACTTCTGATATTTTTTTAGTTTCTTGTAGTCCTTAATAATTTTACCAATTTCACTATTTCTAATTTTTAAACGAAGTTCTTTATCTTCGTTAGAAACATTAAATCCTTTAAAATTTTCACTCATTTCTTTTTCTTCTTATCTGGTGACTTATATCCCCACAGTTTAGGATTGGTTCTTCCATATCCAAAATCAATTTTTTGGACAACACCAGGACCATACTTATCATAATACATATCAAAAATACGAGTTCTTGTTCCTCTTACCAGATCAATACTTTCTTTTCCATCAACGTTATACCAGATAAGATATGCATCATTTGGAAAAGAAGAATCTTTTGCATTTTCTACAGTTGTATTCTCTAAAAGAATATCACATCCATAACTAGATGGCAGAATAGTTCTTTCATCTTTTCCGTAATCTGCCATATCTTTCTCCATGCTTGTTGCAACGGTCACGAACGACCACCCCACTGAATGTCGGGATAAGATTCTTTTACAATATCAAGGGTTATTTTGTATTTAGTTTCGAGTTTCTTATCCTTTACAAGACACAGAAGTTCTGCCTCTTTTGGATGAAGACCTCTCAAAAGATTAATAAACATCATTTCTCTACGAATTGATGCAAGACTATCATTACCACCCTTTACAAAATGATAGAGATTTGCATATTCGCGGCGAAGAGAAGTTTTTCCTCTTCCATCCAAATCTTGGCCTGTAGCAGACTCTCCCCCTCTTGCTTCCTTCGCAAGGTTCTCCGAAAGAGTTCCAGAATAGACGGACTGATCTTCAGCATCGCCATAAGGAACGTCACCTTCAGGAATTAAGGAAATAACAGTTTCATCAAAGTTCCAAATAAAAATAGTTTTAAGAGCATCAGTTTCGTATTCTTTTAATACCTCTACTTTTTTTGCTCTACTTCTTTGCTTACTTACAAGTTCTAAAATTTCGTAAATAAATGGATTTGGAGGAAGTGCCTCATCAGTCTTCGTCGCTTTCTTCGTCATAGTAGTCGTCATAATTGTTTTCAAATCGTACTGCTAAAATTTCATCTGGCAAAATATTGCCGTTTTCATCAAACATCTCTGGGTGCGTATATGCAATATTAGTGGAATAGAAATGTTCTTTTGCTAACCATCCTACTACGCCTCCAACGAAAAAGAACATTATTGAAACGAGAGTGCCGATGGTGAGAGTTACTGCTAACATTTTTTTCTCCAGAGAATTTATTTTTTCCTGATATCCAAGTAGAAGTTCAGGTGTAAAACAAACTCTCTGCGGAAGAGAGTTACCATCTTACCAAACTTTACTTGAAAAGTTTTTGGCGGTTCTGGTCTTTTCCTCCTATTTCTAAGTAATAACTCAACACCCCGATTAATTTGGGGTTCTGACTTATTTAGTTTGTTTTTTGCGTCTTCCTGGTTTTCGGTCATGACTATATTTTACTGCATCTTCCAGAATGTTGTGCAGGTAATTTCTAATTTTTCTTGCTTGTGGTTTTGGAATGTGTCCATAACCCTCACGAAGTTGTTTATGCATTTCATCACTGCCACCCTCAAGGTAGTCATCAAGTTCACTTACAAGATCATTTAATTCGTGAGCGGTATTGCTTTCGATAAACTGTTCAACTTCGATTCTTTTTGTTCCACGAACTTTTAAGTAATCATAAAATTTTAGAACAAACTGTCCATTAAAAGCATAATCAATTGCTTTCTCAACATCATTATAAACTTCGTGAAAATTACTATTCATTAAACTAAATTCTGCTCCTTCAGATATTTAACTGTATCCGTACATCCACCTAAATGTTTTTCGTCAACAATGACTTGTGGAAAAGTAGAACCTTGTCCAAATTTAGCATAGAATTCTTCACGAGTAAAGTCATTGTTTAGTTTATAAACAACGTGCTGCAGTTGTGCTAATTCTAAAACTTGTTGTACTTTTGTACAATAAGGACATCCATCTTTCGAATAAACTGTAAATTCCATAATATCTTTTAAAATTTATTTATTAAAAAAGGAGGGTTTCCCCTCCTAGTATATCACAGAGCGTTGCCCCTAGGCAACACTTCCTCTGGGAAAACAAAGTTTTCATGAGGTTGGTCTACTGGTGCCATCCAGGCACGGAGACCTTCATTCAGAAGAATGTTCTTTGTGTAGAACGTTTCAAACTCAGGATCCTCTGCCGCACGAATCTCTTGAGATACAAAGTCGTAAGCACGAAGATTAAGAGCGAGTCCAATAATACCGATAGAACTTGTCCAGAGACCCATGACGGGAACAAAGAGCATAAAGAAATG